GATGAAGGTCATATTGAAACTATTGGTGGCACTACTATTATTCCTAATTCAGTAATTACAAAGATCGTGAGATTATAATGGATCTTATTTTGTTAAATGATGGCTTGTATCAACTTGTAGCTGTAACTCAAGAGATGATGAAAGGTATAGAGATTATGGCTGAAGTGGATTGTTTTGATTTATGCGATATTCTTAGATTACACCTTACTACATATTACGATGCACCCCATAATGTTCATGTTATGAATAATGGTACAGGAGACTTTTACGGCTGCATTTGCAATTCTTGACCGATTTAAAAATGGCTCAAAGCAAAGAATCTAAGCTGTGGAATGACATTAAAAATTTAGATAGAGATTGGCATTTTACTCGCATAGAATCTAGCACAATTAATGGTATTCCCGATGTACATTGTGTCGTAAACAAGCAAGTATTTTGGCTTGAACTCAAAGCGAACACCAGCAAGAATTGTGGCTTGTCAAAGTACCAAATCAATTGGCATATTAAATACTTGAAAGCAGGTGGTAAAGCGTATATCTTGAATAGGCCCCTCTTGCACGCGCCTATTGAACTTCTGGCCGTGTCCCGTGAATCCCGAATCCCCGTCATTATCCGCAAGTCCCACGACTTGAGGACCCTGGTTCAGGAGGCAGCTGGCCATCCTTCACCGGGATCTGGGGCGTGAACCCCGTCCCGTGAAGAAAGCCCGTAGTTGCTTGATTATTTGATCTTGACAGGAGCTGGCCAGGCGAGCAGCTGGTAAACCTGAAGCCCGATGCCGTTGGAAACCCCATAGTTCCCTGCTTTTTTCAACTGCTCTGGGACCCAGATGCTGGCAGCAGGTAGCTCGTTTCCCACCCCCACGTCCCGAATGGATCAGGGGTTTGCTTTTGAACTCATAAAGCTCTGGCCAGCAACCAGCAGCGTAACTTGTGCTTCAGGAAAAGTTCTGAAAAATAGTTCTTGACATTTATCCCATGTAATCTTATGTAAGGTCTGCGCACGGCAATGGTGTTGAACTAACCATTCAACTGCTGTGCGTTAACTAACAAAGGAGAAACAAATGAATACAATAATACCTGAACTAATCTTTGCAGCCCTATGGTTTGCATTACTAACAGTGACGGGGGTGATCATATGGTAAAGCACATTATGCGTGACCCACTAGAGTCAGAAGAAGCCAAATGGGAGGAGGAGAACAATGTGGCATGGTCCTGTCCCCATCACGGTAGAGAAACTTATTTTAATATCAAGAAACTTGAGAGGTCGCGTAAGATGCGGGAGTACGTCTACGTGTGGTTTAAGGACAAAGAGTTCGGAGATGAAAAGATGTGGGTGAGAATCACATCGGGTGATAGATCTCGTGGACAGGGAGTCTTAGACAATCAGCCAATTAAGCTTATGTTCATGAAGCTCGGTGATATCGTTAAGTTCAAGACTGACGATGATGGTATCACTTGGGGGAAGTAAGTGTTATGGATACTAGCCCTCGCAACACCGCTCATATTCTTTCCGAAACAAGCAGGATGGGTTTACATCCTGCTGCTGGCAGCTTTGATCCGAGGCTGCACTGGAATCTTTCACTAGTCTGCCCCCACGCCCACGATCCCCGTGATGCTGGAGCTCTAGAAGAGACAGCTTCTGCCTGGCCAGCTGGGAACTGGCAGCTGGTAGAATGCACCGGTAAGTACGAGTTTGCAAGGGTTTCTGCCCCCACGCCCACGCTGCATCAGCATCAGATTACCTGAATGTTAAGCTAAGGGTCCCAGCAGCCGTCAGGGAGATGCCGGTGGCGTAAAAAAGTTTTGGAATTTTTTAGTTGCAGGGAGTGATGGGATTTGATAAGAGTTAGCAAACTAACTAACAAAAGGAGAAACAACTATGGGCTTTGATTTATATAGTCTAGGCAATCATAAAAATAAGAATGGCGAATACTTCCGAAATAATGTTTGGTGGTGGCGTCCCCTCGCTGACTTCGTATGCGAAAAAACAAACTGCATTGAAGAAGCTGACAAGAAGAGTTGGCAACACAATGACGGACACGAAGTTGATGAGGTACTAGCAAAACAAATCGCAACGCAATTAAAAGCGTTAATTAAAAGTGGCGAGGTGTCAAAGGCAATAAAAGAAAACGAGGAAATGCAAGAAGAAGCTGAACGCAATAATAAATTTGTTCAACGTTGCCACGATATGTTAGCAAAGAAAGTTGAAAAGGAACAAGGTAAGACAAACCTTGCACCTGCTGACTATCCGAAAGACGATCACGATACTTGGGATTGGATACAATCTAAATATAATTATGGAAGTTCCTACCCTTTCACAATGGAAAACGTAGAGGAGTTCATAAAGTTCTGCGAAGATTCACGAGGCTTTAGAATTTGCTGACAACCTGCGAAGCGTGGGCTAACGCCCACGCCCACGCCCACGCCCACGACAGCGTGGGGTTGGATAAAGTAAGCTGTAGCTGCCCAGCACCAGTTACCAGTCGTGGAAGTTCGGACCAAACTATGATGTTTTTATTTGTAATACTTATATTTATTTTTTTCTTTTTAATTAAATTAATTGTTGATTAATCTTTTTTTATTTCTTATATATATGGGATAACAATTAACTTATGAAAGGAAAAATGTTATGAGCAATCTAAAAAAAGTCGCAAGACTTATTAAGAAAGCTACAAAAAAAGAACAACAAGACATAGTGAATTATCACTATTCTGTTGAACAAGTTAAGTCACAAAAGAAAGCAAATGACTTAATCAAACCATCTCATATTGAGTTGTTTGAAACTTTGAAAACAAATCTAATCATTATAAATAAAGTTGATGATGTTGAGGGCTTTGCTCAATTAATCAAAAGAAAAATGAAAAGGTTTGATGTTGCTAAGTTCAAAGAAAAGCACCCAAAAATGTACGAGGAATTTTTGGTTGATATGGACACAACAGAAATTAAAATCAAAGTTCAAGAGAAAGGACAAAACTAATATGAGTAATCTAATCAAAATGGTTAATCAAATAGTTGAGAATAAAGCTAACTCAAATGAAGTTGAACAAGCGAGTACCAATTCAAGTTCAACAACATTGAATTATCAATTCATGTACAAACAATTAGAAAGTGCTGTTGAGGAAATTATTATTCAGTATCCTAATGACCCAATTGTAAATGAGTTGAAAGCAAAGTTAGTTAATAATCTAAAACCTATTTTAGAAATGATAACTAACGACCCAAATCAAAACTTTGACCAATAAAGTTCTAAACCTGTAACCCTTCGGGGTTACAGGTACACTCTACCTTCACCACTATCACCACCTGCACCACCTTCGATAGAGGTACCAAATCTAGTTCCAATCTCAAACTAAAACACAAAATCTAGTTCCCACGTGCAACTTGTAGATGTAACTAGGCGCGCGGGCTAAAAACTCAGTTACATAGATGTATAGAAATTTTAAACGATATGGATTATATTGAAAGGGGACCCAATGCAAAAAGAATTACTGACTACTGACCAGCTAAGAATAGCTGTAGAGAAAAAATGGATTGAGCACATAAAGTTGTGCCAAGATAATTTTATATATTTTGTAAAAGAAGTATGGCCTGATTTTATATGTAGATTGGATCCTAATCCTAAAAAGTGGGGGCATCATCAACATATAGCTTCTGAGTTCACACAGATTTCAAAAGAAAAAAAAGGAAGGCTCATTATCAATATGCCTCCTAGACATACTAAATCAGAATTTGCTTCATTCTTATTTCCTGCATGGATGATAGGGAAGTACCCTGGATTAAAAATAATGCAAGTTTCTCACAATGCAGAGTTATCATCAAGGTTCGGATCTAAGGTTCGTAACTTAATGGAGCAGAGGGAGTATAAACAGATCTTTGGAGATGTTAAACTAAGAGAAGATAGTAAGGCTAAAGGACGTTGGGAGACTAATCATGGTGGCGAATATTATGCAGCGGGGGTAGGCGGTTCTATCACAGGACGAGGGGCGGACTTACTTATTATCGATGATCCACATACTGAGCAAGATGCTATGTCAGAATCAGCCATGGAGCGAGCATACGATTGGTATGTATCAGGACCAAGACAGCGTTTACAACCTGGTGGCTCGATAGTCGTGGTTATGACTAGATGGGCAGAGGACGACCTGACTGGTAGATTAATCAAGGCTCAGAAAGAACCCAAAGCTGACAAATGGAATTTAATTTCTTTTCCTGCAATACTAGATTCAGGTAACCCTGTATGGCCTGAGTATTGGGAACTAGAAGAATTAGAAAAAGTAAAAGCATCACTTCCTATTCGTAATTGGTCTGCTCAATATATGCAGAACCCAACCTCAGAAGAAGGAGCAATTCTTAAAAGAGAATGGTGGTTACCTTGGGAGTCAGAGCATATACCAAAGTTACAACACGTTATTCAATCTTATGATACAGCATTTAGTGCAAAAGAAACCGCAGACTATTCTGCCATTACAACTTGGGGTGTCTTCTTTCCAAAGGAAGATGGTAAACCTGCAATGATTCTATTAGATGCATTGAAAGGTAAATTTGATTTTCCTGAGCTCAAGGCTGTAGCATTAGAACAATACAAATATTGGGAACCTGAAACAGTAATTATAGAAGCAAAAGCATCTGGAGAACCATTAACACAAGAATTTAGAAGAGTAGGCATACCTGTTACACCTTACGTTCCATCTCGTGGAAAAGATAAGCATTCAAGGGTAAATGCGTGTGCTCCTGTATTTGAAAGTGGAGGTATTTATTATCCTGAAGGCGAAAGATTTGCAGAAGATGTAATTGAAGAATGTGCTGCGTTTCCTCACGGAGCTTACGATGACTTTGTCGACAGCACCACACAAGCCGTGTTAAGATACCGACAAGGTAGATTCATAGAAATGTTAGATGACTATGAAGAGGAAAGATATAACATTCCGAAGGAGTATGTATATTATTAATGTCAGGATTAAAAGAATTAATGGAACAGGAAAGGCTTGAGGACGAGCCTACGTCTACAGTTCCTAAAGTCAAATCAGATTATACAGAACCTTACGAACCGTCAGCCATTAAAGGTTTAGCTGGGCTCGCGGTCGCTGGTGCGGGAGCCTTTGCTCTTAGAAACCCTATCGGTAGAGCCATTAGTAGAATTGCAAATCTTAGAACACCCAAGGCACCACTATCACGGAACACGAAGCCAGTTGTTGATGAAGTTGATGAGGTGTTAACAATCGCTCCGACTAAAGTTGATAGAGGTAGAGCGGTAGCTAAATTATCTCAACAGGAACAAATACGACAAGAAGCAATTGAAAGATCTAATGAACTGAAAAAAATTGCGTACATGAAACCCTTATCTCGTGGTGGTAAGACAAACAGAATTGGATCTTCACTTTGGGATTATATTGCAAGACACCCAATTGCAGGTGCAAGAAAACCAAGTGAGTGGATTAAAGATTTTAAATCTACAGGTCCTGGATCCTTTAAGACAGGTAATCCTGAATTTAAAAATATTTCACAAGCAGTAAAGAAAGATGAGTTGTGGGATTCAAACATAGCTCAATTTGATAAACAAGGAAATCTTGTTGGTGGATTTTTAAAAGTTGCTCAAGAAAAAAATATTCCTCTTACAAAAATGGATTTATTATACATCGTTGAGAAGTCACCTGTGAATAATCTTAAAACAAGAAAACTAAGAATGAATACTCAAATTGTTGATGAGGCAGAAGATTCTATTGGTCAAATTAATTCTGCTCTTACAGACATTAGAAACAAGGTAGTAGCAATTCCTTCAAGAGGTAAGACTGAAGCTGAGATAGAAACTCTTGCGCAGCTTGTCAAAGATGCTACAGCAACACAAAAGTCCTTAAATAAAATAGGAGCTAGAATAAATAACAAACTTAGAGTTGTTGAAAGCGATGATATTGATGACTTCAATAACATATTCTCAGCTGACATACAGGCATTTCAAAACATTGCAGACAAAGCAAGAAACGCTGGTGTAGCAATTGATCCGAATGATGTAACAAGAATTGTTAATTTTGCTAAAGGTAAAGAATTAGAAATAGGAAGAAAAGTCGGTCTAATGAAAACTCAAGGGTTTACTCCTAAGTATGGAAGTTATGGTGAATATAGAATAAAAGGTGGAGATAAATATTTTGAAGATGTAGTTTACTATCCAAAACCATTACCAATGGGTCAAAGATTACCAAGTGGTTATAACAACCACTATTCTGGAATTCCAAATCAAGTTTATCATGTCAGAGGCAGTATTAGAACAGGTGGTACAAACCCAAATCAAAAAGTTATGATGATTGATGAGATACAATCTGACTATGCGCAAAAATTAAGAAATATAGATCCTACAAGAATGAAAGTTAAAAATGCTTTTGGTGCTGAGATAGAATTTTTTTCATCTAACAGAAAACTAGAGAAGATTGTTGAGGATATGAAAATGATTGCACGTAAAGGTGTTAATACCACTTCTGATGATATGTTTAGATTTAACAAACTTAAAAATGATTTTAATGAACTAAAAAGAAATTCTTTAAACCTCTCCAATATTACAAAACAAGAAGCAGGAGAAGGAATTCCATTCTTACCTTTATATGGAAAAGAAAACTGGGGAACACACGCATTGAAAAACACAATCAAGAATGCAGCTGATGAAGGAGTTGATTGGGTAGCTATTGCACCTGTGGAAAGACTCCACCATGCAAAACGATCTAAATATATAGGTGACATTGAATTCTATGGAACGAGAACAGGTAAAGCAGGATTTAAAAACTATAGTGCAAACTCTAAAGCTAGAGGCGACTCTGAGGTAAGAGTATCGACTGACCCAAACAAAAAAGCTACATTACCATCGGCTATGGATAAGCTAGCAAGAGAATACAATTCAGAAGTTGGAACAATACAAATAGCTAAGTCTGATCCCAAAAAACCATATAAGATAGTTACAAATGTGGGCACAAATAAAAAATTTGGACTATCAAAAGAATCTGAGGGTACTGAACATGTGGTTGCTTTTAGAACTGCTGATGAAGCAAAGGTATACCAAGATAGATATGGTGGAGATGTAGTAGAGATTTTAGAGGGAGATCCAAGATTATACTTTGAAGCTTATGCTATCAAAGTGAACCCAGAAATGGCAACAAAACCATTCAAAGCATACAACACGGGCGGTCTAGTCGTAGATATATTTGCATGATAATATAAATCTGTTATAACAATAGGAGATATATATCATGGCAAGTAAAAAAATGAAAAAAGCCTTAGCGATAGGCCTTGGAGTTGGACTTGGTGCTAAATTTTTAGCAGGCAAGGCAAGAGCTGCAAGTATCGCTAACAACGAAGCCAAAGAATTTGGCTACGGTAAAATGAAAAAAAACTACATCACTAAAAAAGTAAAAAACAAAACATTTATGGGTAAAGTCAAAGACGCAGTAAATGTGTACAAAGAAAAAGGTTTGAACACAGGTCCAGGTATAAATGCAACATCTAAAAAGGGTGGAACATTAGCTGGAGACTATGGAACAGCTTTTGATTACTTTGATATGAATACAGGTGGTCAAGCTACAAAGATGGTTAAAGCAAGAGGTGGAAAATTAGTCAATTTGAAACCAACTAAAATGTCATAAGGATGGCTGAGGTAGACAAACAAAACGAAATTCCTGAAACAGAGGAAGCTGAAGAAGTTGACGTTGAAATAGAATCGGAACAGGAGACACCAGTAGAGGAACAACCTGAAGAAGATTTTTTTAAAAACTTAGCTGAAGATATGGATGTCCGTACACTTGGACGAATGTCTTCACAGCTTATATCTGATTATAAAAAGGATAAAGTTTCAAGAGCGGATTGGGAACAAGCTTACACCCAAGGTTTAGATTTACTTGGTTTCAAGTATGTGCAAAACACTAGACCTTTTCAGGGTGCAAGTGGTGTAACCCATCCGCTTCTATCTGAAGCTGTTACACAATTTCAAGCACAGGCATACAAAGAATTATTACCAAGCGATGGTCCTGTCAAAACACAAATCGTTGGGGCACAGACAAGTGAAGTAGAAGATCAGGCAACTCGTGTAAAAGATTTCATGAACTATATGTTGATGGAAAAAATGGAAGAGTACACACCTGACACTGATCAGTTATTATTTTATTTACCACTTGCAGGTTCTGCATTTAAAAAAATTTATTATGATGAAATAAAACAAAGAGCAGTTGCAAAGTTTGTACCTGCAGAAGATTTAGTCGTACCATATTATGCAACAGATTTAAAAGATTGTGAAAGAATTACTCACGTAGTTAAAATGTCAGAGAACGATGTTCTTAAACAACAAAAAGCAGGATTCTATAGAGATGTAGAATTAATTGCCAAACAAGCAGAAAAAAGTCCAATACAAGATAAACTTAATGAATTAGAAGGTGTAAAACCTTCAGGTAACAAAGAATACCAATATAATATTTTAGAAATGCATGTTGATTGCAACTTAAATGAATTTGAAAAAGAAAATGCAGAGAAAGAAGTCAAACTTCCTTACATAATTTCAATCGATGAAGGTTCAGGTGAGATTTTATCTATTTACAGAAACTATAATCAAGATGATGATATGCAAGCAAGAAAAGAATACTTCGTTCATTATAAGTTTTTACCTGGTTTAGGTTTCTATGGTTTTGGTTTGATACATATGATTGGTGGATTATCTAGATCTGCAACACAAGCATTAAGACAATTGCTTGATGCAGGTACTTTAGCGAATTTACCCGCAGGATTTAAGTCCAGAGGTATAAGAATTCGTGATGATGATCAGCCTTTTCAACCTGGAGAGTTCAGAGATGTGGACGCACCCGGTGGTAATATACGTGATCAGTTCCAAATTCTACCTTTTAAAGAGCCAAGTGCAACTTTATTTCAACTTTTAGGCTTTGTTGTACAAGCAGGACAACGTTTTGCAGCGATTGCAGACATGCAATTAGGTGAAGATGCACAAAATAGAGCTGTTGGAACTACAATTGCTCTCTTGGAGCGTGGCTCAAGGGTCATGAGTGCGATTCACAAGCGTTGTTACTATGCAATGAGACAAGAATTTAGACTTTTAGCGACTGTTTTTGCCGATTATCTACCACCTATCTATCCATATGCAGTAACAAACGCAGATAGATTTGTAAAATTACAAGATTTTGACGATAGAGTAGATGTTATACCTGTTGCAGACCCAAATATCTTCTCAATGTCACAAAGAGTGACGTTAGCAAACGAAAATTTGAAAATTGCAGCATCAAATCCACAAATGCACAACCTTAGAGAAGCTTACAGAAGAGTTTATGAAGCATTAGGTACAAAAAACATCGATGCAATATTAAAACCAGAGATTCAACCTACTCCAAAAGATCCTGCAACGGAAAATGCTGAAGCATTACAGATGAAAATACCAAAAGCGTTTCCTGAACAAGATCATCAAGCTCACATTGCAGCTCATAGAGCGTTTATGGCCACGAGAATGGTTCAAATCAATCCTATGGTTTACGCTTTGCTACAAGGACACATATCAGAACACGTAGCATTACAAGCTCATGGTGAAATAGGTGACATGGTAGAAAATACAGCTGAATTAGCACAACAAGCACAAACTGATCCACAAGGATTTAAAATATTATTTGATAGTATGGTTGCAAAAAGGGTTGCTGAAATAACTATGCAACTAGCTCAAGAAGAAGCAGGAATGCAAAAACAAGATCCTCTTGTTGCACTTAAACAAAGAGAATTAGATTTAAGGGCTATGGATATGCAAAGAAAAGCTCAAGAAACTATGATGGATCAAGATAGAAAAGCAGGTGAGTTTGAAGAAAGACTTGATTTTGATAAAATGAAACTTGAATCTGCTGAGGATCAAGCAGGAGAAAGAATTAGAATTGCTGAGGAGAAAATGGATATGAATGCAGCAATACAACAGGAACGTAACAATGCGAAGAAAAATTAGAAAATTTCAAGGTGGAGGAATGGATGCCTCCAAATCAGACTTTAAAAGTCCGTCAAGCAAGGGCTCTGATCACTCACACTCAAGGTTTGAAACAGGCTCTGGATATTATGGAGAAACACCAACAAATACTGGTGGTGGCAAAGGCACTACTATAACAAATAACCCACCTGTAAAAACCAAAAAGAATTTAGGTGTGAATGTAAATCCTGTTACAACTGTTTTAAATGTTGCAGGTAGTGTTGTAGGTAACATTCCTTTTCTTGGTTATGGTGTTGATCAATTAAATAAATTTTCAAAATATACTAAACAACAAACTGCGAAAGGCGAAACTTTATTTGGAAATCCAAAAAAAGGTAATAAAGGAATGCCTCTCACTAGAGATTTTTATAGGACAGAAAATAAACCACTTGATGTAACGAGTGCAGAGGGTAAAAGTTATATGAAAGATGCGGGATTTTTAAAAGGCCCTCCTCAAAATACAGGTGGAGGTGATGGTATTGGAGAAACAAAAAAAGGCTTATGCCCTGACGGCACTAATCCTCCATGTAAAACTCCTATTACTCAAATAAAACAACCTGTTTCAAAACCGAACCCTTTCTTAGCTGGTTTTAAAGCATATGACGATGGTGGTGAAGTTGTGATATCATCTAATGTAGATAAGGATTTATTATGATTGGAAAAAAATCAGGAGCACCACCTAAAAAAGGACCTAACCCAAATATACCACCTATTAAATTTGGTGAGGGTGGAATGAAGTGTCCTCATAGAGAATCAACGAATAAAAATGTTTATCCTGGTAATAATAATATACAGGTCAAAGGTTTTAAATTTATAGGAGTAAGATAATGTTTACATGGATATTAGATTTTATTAGAACTCTTCTTTTTAAACCAAGAGTATATGAATCAAAAAAAATAACTTTAGATCCTTGTTGGAAACATATGGTTTTTAAAAAGGGTTGTCCAACATGTAGGAGTTTAAATGCCGAGTAGAATATCACAATTATTGGTCTTGCTTGAAGAAGCAAAAGAAAAAGGCGATACAGATAAAGTAAAAGAAATAGAAAGCGATCTTTTCAAAGAAAGAAAAATGAAAGCTGGTGGAGAGGTCGAAGAAGGTGAAGTAGAATTAGTTAAAGGTGGCGGTTACACAAGCGATCTTCTATAAATGTTTGAATTCTTATCTGACCGAGAAAAATTAATATTTTTATCAGGAATATTTGAGGGCGAAGGTTGTTTTGGCCATTATAGCAATGGTCGAAAGGAAAGACGCATTGAAATACAACTACAAATGACCGATCCTGATGTAGTAAACAAATTTTACCAATTTTTTGAAAAAGGTAGTATTTCCAAGAAAGAATTTACCAACCATTATAAAACACTATATCGCTGGAAGGTATCAGGGCTAGAGGCTTTAAAAATTCTACATAAAATGTTACCTTATTTTTGTAAAAGGAGAAAAGAAAATTACTATGGCATGGTTCAATCTATTAGGAATGGCAGTAAAGACGGGAGCGCATATATACTCGAACCGTCAAAAAACAAAACAAGCAATGTCAGACGCACAACTAATGCATGCACAGAAGATGGCAGCAGGGGAGGAAGCTTACCAGGGCAAACTTCTGGAAGCTCGGCAAAACGATTATAAGGACGAATTTATTTTATTGATTTTGTCCGCGCCCGTGTTGGTGCTCGCTTGGGCAGTTCTAAGTGAAGACCCAACTGCTATGGATAAGGTAAAATTATTCTTTGAATACTTCTCGCAGCTTCCGAGCTGGTTTACAAACCTTTGGATCCTTGTCGTTGCGAGCGTTTATGGGATAAAGGGCACTCAAATCTTCAAGGGTAAGAAGTAGTTGCATTCAATCATCATTTAGTTATAAGTAGCTTATGTTAAGTGGAGATAGCTACGAATATGAATTACTTGAAAGATGGACTAAAGAATTTGATTGCCAAGGTTATAAATCATGTGAGATCGGAGTTAATAAGGGATATGGGTCTAAGGTTATTATGGACAATATCACTAATAATTATATCCATGTGGGTGTTGATCCTTACGGTGATTTGAAATATCAACACTTCGACAAACAAAAAGATTATCAATGGAAAGGTTATGAAAGAGGAATAGCTCCTACTTATCCAGATACCTTAAGAGATCAAATGCTTTATGATTTAATGCCATATCGTAAGCAGGGTAAATTTACTTTATGTAATATGACAGATATTGATTTTATGACAATATCAAAACATAAGGATTCTAAATTTGCTTTTGTATTTTTTGATGGGCCTCACATGACAAAAGACGTAATTACAGAAGCTGTTTGGTTTGCACAAAGAACAGCACCTATTACAAGATTTGTGTTTGATGATTACCCTATGTATGATATGAATTTAATAGCAAACATTATGAAGTATTACGGTTTTAAAGGGCTTGAAAAAGGTAAAAACAAAGTTTGTTTAGAAAAAAATGAATCTTGATTTAGATACGTTAGCTCAAATAAAACATTACATAAATAAACAG